TTATCGTCGCCATACAGCATTCTTAACCTTGGCGGCCTCCAGGCCCAGCTTCATGGCGGCCCGGATGCTCTCCCGGGCTTCGTCGCTCATGGGGGCGCCGTCGAATTGCAGATCCCCCGCGTTCTCAAGGGCATTCATGATACACTCCAGATCCCGGGCGATGTCGCGCCGGTCCTTTTCGGTGAGGGCCTTTTCATCCTCTGGGCGGGCGTTTGGTTTTCCCGGCCCATCGTCTGGGGAGGACATCGGCTCGCTGACGCCGCCCAGCAGGTAGTCTGCGCTGACATGAAAAAATTCCGCCAGACGATGGATGGTGGCAAAGTCCGGTTCTCGTTTTCCGGTCTCCCACATCCCCACCGCCCCGTTGGAAACGCGGAATTCCTGGGCCAGCTGGATTTGCGTCAGGCCCATCCCTTTGCGCAGTTGTTTTAGGCGCTGTGCGAACATGAGCGTTCCCTCCTATAGAAATCTTGTACAAAGGATATCACGTTTCGTGAGCAAAAGCAATCGGAAAAGGATAAATTCTCACGATTCGTTAAAAATCATCTTGACTTTCCTCACGAATTGTGAGATATTATACTCACGAATCGTGAGAATATCGGGGCGCTATTTTGATCCAAGGAGGTGAGCCTTTGCTGCTGTTTGCCGCATCCCAATATCTCGCGCAGAACGAGAGAGAAAGGACGGTACATCATGAAAACAGGGATTTTGACCAGTATTGGGGTGGCCGGCGGTGTTGTGGCCGCCCTCTTCGGCGGCTGGGACGCGGCCATCGCGACTCTGCTCATCTTCATGGGCATCGACTACGTGACGGGCCTCATGGTGGCGGGGATCTTCCACCGCAGCGCCAAGAGCGAGACCGGGGCCTTAGAGAGCCGGGCAGGCTGGAAGGGCCTGTGCCGCAAGGGAATGACTTTGCTGATCGTCATCATCGCCCACCGGCTGGATTTGATGCTGGGGACCACGGTGATCCGGGACGCGGTGGTGATCGCTTTCGTGGCCAATGAGACCATTTCCATTGTGGAAAATGCGGGGCTGATGGGGGTGCCCATCCCAGCGGCCATTACCAAGGCCATTGACGTTTTGAACGCCAAAGCGAACAACGAAGAGAAGGAACACGAATAACGTGTTTCAAAATGGCACGAAATGAAACAGGAAAGGAGCAGGCCAATGAGTGACAGCAAACTGGTGAGTTATACCAAACTCTCACCACATTGCACTGTCCCAAGACAGGGAAAGATCATGGGAATCAGTATCCACACCATGGCTGGACCCGGCAGTGTGGAGGGGTGCGGGCAGGTGTTCCAGGACACCCGGACAAGCTCCCACTATGGTATTGGCCCAGACGGAAGAATCGGACAGTATGTTCGAGAGAAAGCCCGTGCCTGGTGCTGCTCTCACGTCGTAGATCATTGGGTGGTGACCATTGAGGTGTCCAGCATCCAGGCATACCGGGAACCCTATGAATGTACGGCAAAAGCTTACACGGCCTTGATCGAACTGTGTGTGGATATTTGCCAGCGCAATGGGATCAAGAAGTTATTGTGGGTAGAGGGGAAAGAAAATTGCCCCGCTTACACAGGAAAGTGGGATGTGTGTAACATGGTTCCCCACCGGTATACGACAGATAAGGGGAAATCCTGCCCAGGTAACTACCTATTTGGGAAATACGGAGAAATCGCAGCGGAGGTCAACCGCAGACTTCGTGAAGGAAAGGATGAATTAGACATGACCATTGATGAGATGATTTCCAAGATGAGCGATGAGCAGGCCTACCAGCTCCTGGAAAAGGCCAGCGCCCATGCGGCTACTCTGGCAGAACCGGAGTGGTCGCAGGCGGAGGGCCACTGGCAGCGGGCCACTGAGGCTGGTGTCCTGGACGGCACCGCCCCGGAGCGGTATGTCCGCCGGGATGAGCTGGCGGCCGTCTTGGGACGGAAGGGTCTGTTGTAAGGACGAGAAGTGCCCCCGGTATCGGATTTCCGATATCGGGGGCATTTTCCTTTTTTACTGGACAACGTAACGACGGATTCCCTTGCCAGCCTTTGCCGGGCCTTATCGTGCCAACCCGGCGATATTATGGAGTATGTAGAGGACGATTCCTGTAAATAATCTGGTTGCCGTGGAAAACCTTAACCCCCAAAGGGTCCGGCCTGCCCGTTGCCGTGGTTGCCGTTATTTCCCTATAGAACCTTCAATTAAAGAGATTAAAGAGAAAATCACGTGCATGACGCGCTTAATGCGCGTACATATACGCGCGCGAGAAACGGCAACCACGGCAACGGACAAAAAGCCCGGACGCTTTATGCGCGTCCGGGCCGTGGCTTATCTGGTTATTTGTTTCCCCTTATCGGAGAGGGGCGCTCCTGTGCGAGTATTCGTCCGCCGCTCCTTATTTGGCTGGAGCACCAACAGATCTGTGAGATCGCAGTCCAAAGCCTCGCAAATCAGGTCCAAGTGGTCCAGGCTGACCCGGGTTGCGATCTCGTTGTATAACTCGCTGATTGTGTTTTTACGGATGCCCGTCATGCGGGCCAGGTCCGCTTGTGTCAGCCGTCGTTCGCCAAGTCGGGCCGACAGTAAAATTCTAACCATAGCCAAGCTCCTTTTCGATACAGTATATCGAAAAATGAGTATATGCGCATGATTTTGATACAAAATATCGGTTTCCGATACCACAAAAACAGAGTGAAATCCAATTACCTTACTACTAACGTATTGCAGTAAAAATGAGAAAAGCCCTTGTGCCACAACGGGTTTATTATGAATGGGGTTCAAGAGGCCGCTGGTTCGAATCCAGTCACTCGGACCAAAAAGACCTGATTTCTACAAGAAATCAGGTCTTTTTGCTACATTTTGTGCACAAAATTCCAGTGGGGAAATTCTGTAAATTTCCCCTATTACTAACGTATTACTAACATTATCCCGCCCTATAAAAGGTCTGTGATCCGGCGCAGGTCTTCCAAAGATACATCCTGATAATGCCGGAGCATTTCTGTGCTGGTATGTCCGATGAGCTCCAACTTGTCCTTGTCGGCGGCGGCTACCCGCTTCATCATGGTGGCGAAGGTATGACGGCAGCTGTGAGGTGTGTAGCGTCTGCGCTTGACGCCGTTGATCTCCTCCACAGGGTTGTCGACGCCGCAGCGGTCCAGCACGTCGTAAAAGATAGCGCGGTACTTTTCGATGGGGAGCGGCCGGCCGTCTGGCCTGCAAAACACAGGGCCGGACGTTTTGCTCTCAGTGAGCCGCTGAACGATGGGCTGAATCTTGGGGGAAACCGTCACTACGCGATTCCGTCCGGCATCCGTTTTGGCCCCACCGACGAAGGCGCGTTCCTTTGGGTCATAATCCGCTGCGTCCAGGGCCAGGAACTCTGACGGACGGAATCCAAGATAGCACTGGCAGAGCACGTAGTCGGCCCCGGGGACAGTCCCGACGTTTTGCTCTAGGGCCTTCACGGCGTCCATTGGCAGGGCTTCTTTCGTCCCATGCTCCCCGCTGCCCACGATGAGGTACTGCCCCATATTCAGGGCGGCCAGGTGCCGGGGGATGGCGTATTTGTATAGCAGCGTACACAGCGCCTTCATGTTCTCACGGGTCCGCTTCCCCTTTGGGCATTCGTCCAGGCATTCCTGGAGATCGTCAATGTCGATACTGTCTAGTTTCTGGTGCCAGATCGGGCGGTAGTAGTTCATAGCGGCGTGGTAGCAGTTCATCGTGGACTTCCCGGCTCGGTGGGTAGGCTCCCAGCTGTCGTATAGCTTTTGGAAGGTGATGGCCTTTTCCTTCGGCGCGTCTCCAATTTTGGGCAGGTAGTCAAGGGCCTCCTTCTTTGTTTTGAAGCCGGACTTGGAGCGTGTAATTCGCCGAAGGGCCCCATCAGGTGTTACCTCATAGCCGATGGTCTTCACCGCAACCCACTTCTTGTTAGGGCGCTGATAGACGCTGCCCTGTCCGTTCCCACGGCCTTTGGGCTTTCGGTTCACGTCCTGCTTGACGCCGCAGGCGGGACAGAACTTGCTCCCATCTGGGATTTCCCCACGGCATTTTCGGCATTTCATATTGCGTTTACCTCCTATTATGCTTATAATAAAAGGGCAGTGGGTCGTGCAAACTTACTGCCCTTTATATCCCGCCTCCGGTGCTGGTAACGCCGGGGGCGGGTTATTTTTTTATTTTCTCTTCTTTGTAATGATCCGCAATATGTATTTCAAAGAGGTTTTGGCTTCTTCTTCGCTCATGCTATCAACCATGGCTTCTTGCCTTTTTGGGTTCTTTTCCAGGACAGCTTTCTTTAAGGGCTCTGACATAGTGGGGGCAGGCTGACGGGGTGCAACAGGGGCTGGTTTTTCTGGCTTGTAAGAGCCTCTATCCACCTGCCGCAAAGCGATGGAAAAGAGGGCTACAAACATGCAGATTAGGCACCAGATAGACCAGATGATCAAATCACCATAGCTCCCAGCAAGAAGGAATCCAGTAATAGCCGCCAGCAAGAAAATAATGACCAAAGCAATGGCGGACTGGAAAAAGACAAAGATAGAAAGAACAATGGAAAGGATGCCAGAAACAATTTTCTAAACTTTCAGGAGGATTCACCTCGCTTCTATGTTTCTACGGATTTACATGGGAACACTTAGATTGAACGTTGCAGACTGTTTATCACCGTTCCCGTCATATTTCGTGACAGTGATTTTAAGGTCACCAGGATTATCAACCCCAATGCAAGCTTGTGCATTGCACGTTGCACCAACAGGGGTTTCCCGTGCGTAGTTTGTAATATCACCAGGATAGCTATATCCCATCGTCCCAGCAGAATCTACAATGGTATCTTCCATATCAATATACAAACCATCCATGAATCCATCTTCATCCTCATATCCGACATTTGTATATGTATAATTTACGATATAGACAGCACCAGGTGTTTTATCGGAAAATTGGTTTCTGTCTTGTGTTTCCTCCACGCTTGTCACCGTCATTGTCCATTGACCATCTACGGTCCAGGTCTCACCCACGCCAAACTCTGACTTTTCGTTCTGCTTTTGCTCCTGCTTGGAGGCATTTTCTTCCTGTGGTGCATCTGTCCCGGTGTCACTGCAAGCACATAAGGACAGCGTTACCAGGCCTCCAAGAATCAAGGCTAACACTCTCTTTTTCATAATTATCCCTCTTTCTCTTTATTTTTACCGCCCCCGGTGGTTGGAGATTACCTATATCATTTCAAAGCGTCATCGAACACCTCGGTATCCAAAAATGTAAGCAATGTATTTTCTAAATTTGTGTCGTTCATCAGGCTTAAATTCAGGTGGATGCGACCGCCATTCGAGTTTTCTATAAGCTGACAAATCGATTCAGCAAATGTTTTCATGGATGCAGTTAAATCGACCCATCCTTCGTTTTCGGCGCCTCCATTTTCCTTCATTTGGAGAGCTTCTGCCGCCATGCCGTCTATCCATACCTTAACGATAAGCATATTCTCATCGTATGAGATATCATAATGGTCTTTGAAATTATCCTCCAAAACCTCTTTGACCTGGCTGCATAAAGTTTCCATAACCTCAGGGTCTACATCATTCTTGCCTCCATTTGCATCCTCTCCACTGCTTCCACAAGCACATAAAGATAGGGCCAAGAGGCTACCAAGGATCAAGAACAGTACTTTTCTTTTCATATGGTTCCTTCTTTCTTTTACCTACAGTTGGGTCACACGCTTCCCACGACTTTCCCAACAATTCTAAAGGTATCAAACTCCCCAACCTCTACAGGACCAAACTCCGGATTGTCCGATTCCAGGCGAACGTTTCTCCACTTATCCCGATAAAAACGCTTACACACTGCGGAATCGTTTAACATGAATACCCCGACAGCCCCATCTTCTAGGTCTAACACCTTATGAACCCATACAATGGCCCCATCCTTAATGGTTGGTTCCATGGACTTACCAGATATCCTGATCCCGAAATCCGCTCCATATGGAATGGAATCCTCTGGGAATTCTAGCCGCTCAAAGTCGCTTTCAGCATAAAGTGGATTTCCTGCTGCGGCAGGATATACATAGATCAGCTTTTCCACCATTTTGGGTGCTATTTCTCCTGCCGATTCCATCTGATCCTTCTGTTTCTTGACTGCAAGGATTTTTTCTTGTTTATCCGCCTCCCTTTTTTTCTCGCAGCGCCGATACTCCACATCTAGGACACTATCTACCGCTTCCTGACCGTAATCGTCAAGGGAGCGGTATTTTTTTATTTGATTTTTAACCTTTTCAGATAGTTCCATTAGGTCAATCTCGTTTTTAAGATTTTTGGGGGTTTCATTGGGTTTATCATCCAGGTCATCAAGAGTGTATCCAAAGAAATGAACAAGCTGCTGCATCGTTGCCAATTTGGGGTCTTTGGTCACACCAGCAAAAAGTTTTTCAAGGGTCGGCTCCGGGATTCCTGATTTTCGGGAGATCTCTTTCGTAGTCATCCCACTTTGATCTTTCATGATTTTCAAATTATCCAACCACATATCGACCCTCCTATTCTACTGTGACTATATCATATTACAGGGAATAAATCAAGCAGAATTTTTCCTTTGACGGTGGAATAACTCTTGACATCCACCGCTAAAGGTGGTAACATTACAACATAAACCACCGCAGACGGTGGAAGGAGGTGAGCGAATTGGTCGCTATGTATCCAGAACTTATCGGTGAGATGGCAAAAAGAAGACTAACGCAGACTTCTGTTGCAAAAGAGATTGGGATTTCCTCCCGCACCCTTTATTCCAAATTGTCTGGCAAGACAGATTTTACACTCTCTGAGGCAAACGCAATCCATGCCGCTTTCTTTCAGGACATGGACAAGGAGTTCCTCTTTTCCAGGGCGGAGCAGGATCGCGTGTGAAAGGGGGGTGATGGAATGGAGCAAGTCGATTTTTACCGTGCCATCAAAGATCACTGTTCTCGCGAAAATGCGGATTGCGAAAAATGCTGTCTGCGGCTGTACTGTTACACGCCTCCCTGCGAGGTAACAGACAGCATGATGGAGAAGGTTATTTCTTTCCTTGATCTTGAGCAAACCCGCATGGAACCCCAAGATCATTCAGGTCATTACAACTGCGTCCATCAGATGCAGTGCCCATGTGAGCTGGACATGAACGGTGCGTTAGGATTCTCTGATCGTTGATGATTTCATACTCCTCAAAAAACGGAGAGACAAACCAGCGCAACAAAAAGCGCCCCGCCAGGTGAGAGGCAATCACCTGACGGGACTAGCGGAACCAATTGAGCAAGCAATCGGCCTGTATGAGGATATTCTAACATACCTCCTGCAGGCTGGCAAGGAGGAAATGAACTATGACGGAAAGAGAGCGCAAGCGGCGCTACCAAACCGAGCTGACCCCAGGGACCCCGCTGTGCGTCAACTGCGAGCACTACTATCAGCACTACAATGACAAGGGCGACAAGGTCCAGTGTGGACACTGCACGCACCCCCGGCTCAAGACCCGGATGCCCTATGACACCTGCGACGACTTCTTTCGGAAAGAGGTGAATTTGTTTTGAACTTACAAGAAGTAAAAGCTATGTCCTGCGACACCATCACCCCCGCTGTGGCGGCCAAGGTGCTTTCCTGCGATCCGAATTATATCCGGATCGCAGCCCGGCAGGCGCCGGAGCTTTTGGGTTTCCCGATCAGTCGTATCGGCAACCGGGTGAAGATTCCGCGAGAGGCATTTATCCGTTTTATGGAGGGAGAAACAGGATGAGCAACTACTACCCCATCAACGAGACCCTGGCCCGCCGTGCCAAGGAAATGATGAGTTTTTCGGACTACCAAGAAGGCAGCGCCACCGCCGCATACCGGCAGATGGTAGACGAGGCCGCCGAACTTGCCCAGCGACAGAAGAAACGCGTGGACCCCATGTACCACGAGAAGATCGACCGCCTGCTGGAAGTCTACTCCCGCAAACTGGCGGAAAACCTGAACCAGCATTACAGCATCATGACCCGTTGTCCCTCCATCCTGATTGCTGGCGGCGGCAACTTCCCCGTCCGTAAGAAGGAAAAACAGAACGTTGCTGACGACCGCAATATGGAAGAGTTCCAGCGCATCCAAGGAATCCTGGATAAAATCCGGCACACAGGCACGGGTGGCATCAGCAGTGATGATCCGTCGGCGGTGGAAAAGCTGAAACGAAAACTGGAAGCCCTGAAAAAGCAGCAGGAGCACATGAAAGCTGTTAACGCCTATTATCGCAAACACAAGACGTTAGAGGGTTGTCCGGGCCTGTCCGAGGAGGCCGCCCAGGCCATCCAAAGCAGTTGGGACGGTGGCTGGTATCCTGGCCGTCCCTACCCACCCTATGCTCTGTCCAACAACAACGCCAACATCCGCCGCATCCAGGCGCGGATCGCAGAGTTGGAAGCAAAGCGGGAAGCCCCCGCCCCGGAAGGTTGGGTCTTTGATGGTGGTCAAGTGGCTGCCAACACGGAGGAAAATCGCCTGCAAATCCTCTTCGAGGACAAGCCGGACGCGGAGCTTCGTTCTGAGCTGAAACGGCAGGGCTTTCGCTGGGCTCCCTCCCAGGGAGTGTGGCAGCGGCAGCTGACGGACAACGCAATTTATGCCGCGAAGCAAATTCCGGCCCTGGCACCGGAGGAAGGACAAATTCCGATCCAAGCAAATCATTTTGAAAAGAGTTGAGATAGCGCATGAGTAAAAAAATCGAGTTCCCGGAGTTTGTCCAGCTGTGTAAGCTGGCTTACCCGGAGCTGCCGTAGTCCATGGCACGCGCAGTACGCTTTCTCAAAGAAAGCCAGACTGAATTTTCTAAGCTGTTCTCCAAGCTATGCAACACGCACAGCAGTTGGCAAGTCTGGGCCGACTTTGTACTGATGTCCGCGACCGTCATTTCCAACGCCTTAGACCAAGATAGTTCCACCCATGAGGCACGGGAGCGCCAATACCTTCAGACCATCAAGCAATACAAAGAGACAGAGCAAAAGGTATTCCCGGAACTGTTCGCATTGATGATAGAGGCCCTGGAAGCAAACCCGGAGCAAGACTTTTTGGGGGAAATATTTATGGGCCTGAATCTCGGCAACCACTGGAAAGGGCAATTCTTCACCCCTTACAACGTCTGCAAAATGATGGCTGAAATCACGGTCACAGACTTGGAGGCCCGCATCGAGAAAAAGGGGTGGGTTGGTATCCATGACCCGTGTTGCGGTGCGGGAGCGTTGCTGATTGCTGCCCGGAACACGATGGTCCGCCAGAAACTTGGCCCCCGGACCGCGCTCTATGTGGCCCAGGACGTTGACCGAACGGCAGCCCTGATGTGCTACATACAGCTGTCACTTTTGGGATGTGCTGGGTACGTGGTTGTAGGCGATTCTCTTTTGAATCCAGTGGCAGGGCCGGTGGGATCGCCCCTACTAATCTCTCCTATGTCAGGGCAGGAAGTATGGCCTATGCCAGCACTTTACGATGAAGTGTGGGCTGGACGTATCCAATGGGAGCGAATGCGGTTGGCGTTGGGGCGCTTAGGAATTATGGAATCCCCGCCGGAACCGGAGCAACCCGAGCCGGAGGTCACCCCCACACCGTTAAAATCCGCGCAAGTTCCCAAGCCGGACCCCCTACCGTTGAATGAAGGGGTCGGGGGACAACTAACGCTATTTTGAAAGGAGTTGCCCAAATGAACCCCATCGAGAAACGCAAGCAAGACCTAGATCAGGAACTCTATGTCAACCTGGTCCACCAGTGGAAGACCCAGCGTCCCCGCCGCATCCAGAACAACGTGGTATCATTCCCCGTCCCCACCCAGCCGCTGGAAGGGGCACCCACGCCCGACGGCCTTACCACTGGCAGCGCCTGTGTCATACTGCTGGCCTTTCTGGCCTTGACCGCGGTGCTGATTGCCCTGGGGATAGCAAGATGAGCGGCCCGGTTTACCGCATCTGCCGCAAGTGCCGTCTGACCTGGAATGTCAGTGTTCTGGACCCCAACGGAAAAATCTACATTTGCCCCCAGTGCGAGACAAAAGAAAAGGCCCCATCCGCAGCCAACCGACCAAAGCGCCTGCGGATGAAGCCAAAACCAATCCCAAAGGGACAAGCCTATTGTAACACGTCCCCGCCGGGAGCACAAGAGAAAGGATGACACACCATGTCCGTCAAAATCACCCAATTTGAGGCCGAGAACGTCAAGCGCATCAAGGCCCTCCACCTCACCCCCGCCCAAAACGGCCTCACCATCATCGGCGGGAACAACAACCAGGGCAAGACCTCTGGCCTGGATGCCATCATGTGGGCCCTAGGCGGGGAACACTATCGACCTGCCGCTGCCCAGCGGGACGGTTCCGTCCTGCCGCCCCGGATGCGCTTGGAATTGTCCAACGGTATCATCGTGGAGCGCACCGGGAAAAACAGCACCCTAAAAGTAACCGATGCCTCCGGGAAAAAGGCGGGACAGGCCCTGCTGGACTCCTTCGTGGAACAGCTGGCCCTGGATATGCCAAAGTTCATGCAGGCGTCTAGTAAGGAAAAAGCCTCCACCCTCCTGCGCGTCATCGGCCTGGAGGCGGACGTGACAACCCTGGAACGCACAGAGAAGGACCTATATAACCAGCGTCGAGCCATCGGCCAGATCGCGGACCAGAAGGAAAAATACGCCAAGGAGCTGCCAGACTATCCCGGCCTCCCTTCGGAGCTGATCTCCGCCTATGACCTCATCCAGGCGCAGCAGGACATCCTGGCCCGGAACGGGGAGAACCAGCGCAAGCGAGAGAAGGCGGCCCTGCTGAATGCCCAGCGGGACCGTCTTGGGAAAGAGCTGGCCTTGCTGGAGGAGCAGTATAAGACCGTCTGCCAGGATTGCGACATCGCCCAAAAATCCGCCTTGGACCTGGTGGACGAGTCCACGGAAGAGCTGGAAGCCAGTATCCGGGAGATCGACGAGCAAAACGCCAAAATCCGCGTCAATCTGGATAAGGCCCGAGCGGAGCAGGAAGCCAAAGACTACCGGGACCAATACGACGGTCTCACCGCCCTGCTGGAAGCGGCACGCAAGGAAAAGTCGGATCTGCTGGGCGCCGCCCAGCTTCCCCTTCCCGGCCTCTCAGTGGAGGAGGGAGAGCTGACCTACCAGGGCAAGCCCTGGGACTGTATGAGCGGCAGTGACCAACTAAAAGTTTCCACGGCCATCGTCCGGGCGCTGAAGCCAGAGTGCGGCTTTGTCCTCTTGGATAAGTTGGAGCAGATGGACCTGGACACCCTCCGGGACTTCGGAGCCTGGATGGAGGCGGAGGGTCTGCAAGGCATCGCCACCCGCGTCTCTACCGGCGGGGAATGCTCCATCATCATTGAGGACGGCCACATCAAGGGGGAGGCGGCTCCGCCAGCGGACCCCGCCCCCACAACATGGAAAGCAGGTGAATTTTAATGAAGATTACGCGCGGGAAAATCCCGGGGGCGAAAAAGTGTGTCCTCTATGGGCCGGAAGGGATTGGAAAGAGCACCCTTGCCGCCCAATTCCCCGCCCCGCTGTTTATCGACACGGAGAACGGCACAAAGGAATTGGATGTCGCCCGTTTCGATAAGCCTACCTCCTGGGAAATGCTTTTGCAGGAAGTGCGATATGTGCTTAACAGCCCGGATATCTGCAAAACGCTGGTGGTCGATACTGCCGACTGGGCAGAAAAGCTCTGTATCAAGGCGATTTGCGACCAACACCAGAAAAGGGGCATCGAGTCATTCGATTACGGGAAAGGGTATACGTTCGTTTATGAGGGCTTTGGGGAGCTGCTGAATCTATTGGCAGATGTTACGGAGCGCGGCATTCATGTGGTACTTACCGCCCATGCCGCAACCAAGCGGCGGGAGCAGCCGGATGAGTTTGGCACCTATGACTGTTGGGGGCTGAAGCTGATCGACAGCCCGAAGTGCAGCATTGCCAACATGGTGAAGGAATGGGCGGACGTTCTGCTCTTTGCCAACTACAAGACGCTGGTGGTAGCGGTAGACGACAAAGGGAAAAAGCATAAGGCCCAGGGCGGAAGCCGAGTGATGTATACCTCCCATCACCCCTGCTGGGACGCCAAGAACCGCCTGGGGATGCCGGAGGAGCTGCCTTTGGAATGGGGAGCCCTGGCAAGGTACATCGAAGCCCCAAACGCCCCCAACCCGCCGCCTCCCGCACCGACACCTCCTGCCCCGCCTACGCCCCCGCCTGCCTCTGTGCCGACAGATGTACCTACTGCGGCTCCCAGCTCTACGGCAGCGGCTGATCCGCAGCCGTCTGCACCGCAGCCTCCGGCCCAGGAATCTCCCGCCCCGTCTCCGGCTCAGCCCCCGGAGCGGCCGGACAATCAAGCTGCCTTGGCAGCACTCCGGGACCTGATGAAGGCCAACGGTGTTGAGGACTTCCAGGTCCAAGCCGCCTTCGCTGCCCGTGGCTACTTTCCCGAAGAGACCCCGCTGGAAAACCTGCCGGCCGACTTTATCAATGGGGTCCTGGTCGGCGCGTGGAAGCAGGTCTACGGTTGGATTCAGGCCAATCAGCCCTTACCGTTTTAAGCTAGAAAGGAGCGTGCATCTATGAGTGAATATACCACCGAACGTGAATTTGGTTGGGACGACGAGATACAAAATGACGGCAATCCGTTTCAAGTCCTCCCGGAGGGTGACTATACCTTCTATGTGGAAAAGTTCGAGCGGGCGCGGCAGAACGCTACGGATAAAATGCCCGCCTGCAACAAGGCAGTGCTGACCCTCAGTCTGTCCAACGCCGAGGCCAAAGGGACCCTCAAAACGAACCTGTTCCTTCACAGCAGATATGAGTGGAAGCTGTGCCAATTCTTCAAGGCCATCGGCCAGCGTCAGCATGGCGAAGCCATGCGGATGAATTGGAATGCCGTCCCCGGCGCCAGCGGCACCTGCCGGGTGGAAACGCGCCCGTGGAAGGATCGCAGTGGCAAAGAGCGGGAAGGCAACGAGATCGCAGAATTTTACGACCCCCAGGAGCGTCCGGTGCAGCCGCCGGAGCCCCCCACGCCTGGGGCATCCAGCGCACCGGGGGGCTACACCCCCGGCCAGTTCTGAATGGAGCTGCGGCCCTATCAGCAGGAGGCCCGCGCCGCCGTGAAAAGCGACTGGGCCTCCGGTTTTCTCAAAACATTGTTGGTTTTGCCTACCGGCTGCGGCAAAACCATCGTGTTCAGCAAAATTATAGAGGACATGGTTCGCACAGGCAGCCGCTGCCTGATCCTGGCCCACCGGGGGGAGCTGTTGGACCAGGCGGCGGACAAGCTCCTGCAAGCTACCGGCCTGCGCTGTGCCACGGAAAAGGCAGAGCAGACTTGTCTGGGGAGCTGGTATCGAGTGACAGTAGGCTCCGTCCAGACCCTGATGCGGGAGAAGCGGCTGTCCCAATTCGCCCCGGACTACTTTGACGTGATCGTGGTGGACGAGGCCCATCATGTCCTTTCCGACGGGTACCAGCGGGTCCTAGACCACTTCGGAGGCGCCCAGGTCCTGGGGGTCACGGCCACCCCGGACCGGGGAGATATGCGCAACCTGGGCCAATACTTCGACCATCTAGCCTACGAGTATACCCTGCCCAGGGCCATCAAGGACGGCTACCTCTGCCCCATCAAGGCCGTTACCATCCCCTTGAAACTGGACCTTTCCGGCGTGGGGGTTCAGGCGGGGGATTTCAAAAATTCGGACATCGACACCGCCCTGGACCCCTACCTCCACCAGATCGCGGCGGAGATGCAGGGCTATTGCCAGGATCGCAAGACGGTGGTGTTCCTGCCTTTGGTGCGGACCTCGCAAAAGTTCCGGGACATCCTCAACGCCCAGGGCTTTCAGGCGGCGGAGGTCAACGGTGGCAGCCAGGACCGGGCCGAAGTGCTCCGGGACTTTGACCAGGGCAGATACAACGTCTTGTGCAACTCCATGCTGCTCACGGAAGGCTGGGACTGCCCATCAGTGGACTGCGTGGTGGTCCTTCGGCCAACCAAAGTGCGCAGTCTCTACAGCCAGATGGTGGGGCGGGGGACCCGCCTCTCCCCGGAGACAGGCAAGGAGGATCTGTTGCTGCTGGACTTCCTCTGGCACACAGAGCGCCATGAGCTTTGCCATCCCGCCAACCTGATCTGCGAGAGCGACGAGGTGGCCCGGAAAATGACCGCGAATATCGAAGAGGCAGGCTGCCCCGTGGACATTCAAGAGGCGGAGCAGAAGGCCAGCGAGGAAGTGGTGGCCCAGCGGGAGGAATCCCTGGCGAAGCAGTTGGCGGAAATGCGTTCCCGGAGGCGAAAGCTGGTGGACCCCCTGCAATTCGAGATGAGCATCCAGGCCCAGGACCTGTCCGGCTATGTTCCCTCCTTCGGCTGGGAGATGGGGCCGCCCAGCGAGAAGCAGCGGCAGAGTTTGGAGCGCTTCGGCATCCTGCCGGATGAGATCGAGAACGCCGGAAAGGCGACCCTGCTGCTGGATCGCCTGGCGAAGCGGCGGGTAGAGGGCCTAACTACCCCGAAGCAGATTCGTTTCCTGGAGAATAAAGGCTTCCTCCATGTGGGCCAGTGGTCCTTCCAGGAGGCCAAACACATGATTGACCGCATCGCCGCCAACAAGTGGCGCATCCCCCAGGGTGTGGTCCCCACCGAGTATAGGGGAGAGGTGCGATGAAAGAAAACGGTCTGGACCTGCTGGAAGCGATAGAACACATCGACCCGGCGGCTCTTACATATCAGGAATGGCTCAGCGTCGGTATGGGGCTGAAGGAGGCGGGGTATCCCGCCTCCGCCTGGGAGCGTTGGAGCCGCCGGGACGGACGAAGGTATCACGAGGGCGAGTGCCTGCGCAAGTGGGAATCCTTCTCCGGGCTCACCCAGGACCTGATCACCGGCGGCACGGTGGTCAAACTGGCCATGGACATGGGCTGGCGGCCTGCCCCCTCCCAGGGCCATGAACTGGGCTGGGATGACGAGATCAAGCCCAGAGAGGATGAGGTGGTGGTGGACAAGGCATGGCTGGAAGCCAAGGAAATCCAAGAGCCCCCGGATGATGCCTGGCACCCCGCCCAAGAGCTGGTCCAATACCTGAATACCCTCTTTTCCCCGGAGGATTATGTGGGCTATGTGACGGAGACTTTCGAGGCAGAGGACGGGGAGCGCAAGCCCACCAAGGGGAACTATGACCGCACAGCGGGCCAACTGATTGAAGCGCTGCAAAGGTGCGGGGACGACCTGGGGGCGGTGCTGGGGGACTATGATCCCGGCACAGGGGCCTGGATACGCTTCAATCCCCTGGACGGCAAGGGCGTGAAAAATGACAACGTTACCGCCTTCCACTTTGCGCTGATCGAATCCGACAGTATGGACCTGGGAGAACAGAATGCCATCATCCGGGAGTTGGAGCTGCCGGTGGCCTGTCTGGTCTACTCCGGGGGGAAGAGCTTGCACGCTATCGTCCGCATCGACGCCGCCTCTTATGAGGAGTACCGTACACGGGTGGACTATCTCTACAACGTCTGCGAGAAGAACGGCTTGGCGGTGGATAAACAGAACCGCAATCCCTCCCGGCTCTCCCGCCTGCCAGGGGCCAAGCGGAAGGGGCGCAAGCAATTTTTAGTGGATACCAACCTGGGAAAGGAATCCTGGGCGGCGTGGCGGGAGTGGATCGAGAGCGTCAGTGATGATCTGCCGGACCCGGAGAACATGGCCGACGCCTGGGACAACCTGCCCCAGCTGGCCCCGCCGCTGATCGAGGGCGTCCTGCGCCAGGGACACAAGATGCTCCTGGCAGGGCCGTCGAAGGCGGGCAAATCCTTTTCCCTCATTGAGCTATGCTGTGCCATCGCCGAGGGACGCCCCTGGTTAGGATTTTCCTGCGCCCAGGGGCGGGTGCTGTACGTCAACTTGGAGCTGGACCGGGCCTCCTGCCTGCACCGCTTCCGGGACGTATACGAGGCCCTGGGGTGGGAAGCACAGCGTCTGGGGAACATAGACATCTGGAACCTCCGGGGCCGTTCCATCCCCATGGACAAGCTGGCGCCCAAGCTGATTCGCCGGGCGGCGAAGAAGAACTACATCGCTATTGTGATTGACCCCATCTATAAAGTTATCACCGGCGACGAGAACAGCGCCGACCAGATGGCAAAGTTCTGCAACCAATTTGATAAAGTCTGTACGGAGCTGGGCTGTGCGGTGATCTACTGTCACCATCATTCCAAGGGCAGCCAGGGGGGCAAGCGGTCCATGGACCGGGCCTCCGGTTCCGGGGTGTTCGCCCGGGACCCGGACGCGCTGCTGGACCTCATCGAACTGCCAGTCAGCGAGGATTTGCGCCGCCAGGAGGTCAACAATGCTATAGGCCGCGCCTGCGCCGCTGTGCTGGAAAAGGCCGGGAAGCTGGCCGAGGTCAGCCAGGACGACCTATGCAGCGAGAACGCCGCCCTGGCGGCCTGTGAGGCGGTGCTGGGAGCGCAGGGGTATCAGGCCCTGCTCCCTGCCGCAGAGGAGGCCAGGCGGGCGGCAGAGGGGCGGACCGCGTGGCGCATCGACGGCACCCTGCGAGAGTTCCCCAAATTCCCGCCGGTGAATCTCTGGTTTGACTTCCCGGTCCACCGGGGGGATGAGAGCGGCGTACTGGCGGATATCGACCCGGAGGGGGAGGCCTCCCCCTGGCAGAAGGCGATGAAGAGCCGGAAGCCCAAGGAAGTCAAGGCGAAGGAACGGAAGGCGTCTATTGAGACGGCCTTTGAGGCGTGCAGCTTTGGCGAGAAGGTGACGGTGGCCGCGATGGCAGAGTACATGGGCGTGACGGACAAGACTGTTCGCAACCGCTTGAAAGAGCACGGCGGCTTCTGGATCGACGGCGGAGATGTGGGGCGGAAGTGAGGGAAAATAACGAGAAATTTCCCTTGCCCTCCCGGGGAAAAATACAGGGTTTTCCTTCTCTTCCGCAGGGAAAATAACGCAATTTTCCTTCCCTCCCCAAGGGAGAAAAAAACATAAAAACACGTTATTTTCCCGAGGGAAGAAAAAGTACCCCCTAAAGGGGGTAAAAGATTCCTTTCCCTGCGGTCAACGGGGGGAAGTAGTCGTGCGAAAGCTACGCACGACGACTCCTTCCCCCTGACCGTTGACAAAAATGATTTCGAGCATGAAAGACTTTAGTGAGGTGAAGAACATGAAGACGATGAAAATGGCACCCAAAGATATGGCGAAGAAAATGCCGCCCTTGAAACTTGAAAAAGCCAGGCGTTGGCTGGCAAGAAGGGAAGTGATTGAGAAAATGGTTTTCAATTCAGCAGTGGACAACGGCCTTATCGTTTACGACGAAAAGACCCGTACATGGAGAGGCGTCGATTATGAAGATTGAATTTTTCCTTCCGATGATCCCGCCCACAGCCACCCACCAGGAGAAGAAGGCGGCGGTGGTGAAAGGGAAGCCGGTGCTCTATGATCCGGCAGAGGTGAAGGCGGCCCGGGCCAAGCTGACCGCCCACTTGGGCCAGCATCAGCCCAGCCGCCGTCTACGGGGACCGGTGCAGCTGATTGTGAAATGGTGCTTCCCCATCCAGGGGGACCACCAGGACGGTGAATACAAGACCTCCAAGCCCGACACGGACAACCTCATCAAGCTCCTGAAGGACTGCATGACGAAGGTGGGCTTCTGGAAGGACGACGCCCAGGTGGCGTCAGAGATCAACGAGAAGTTTTGGGCGGCGGTTCCTGGCATCTATATCCGGGTCGTGGAGCTGGAAGCCAGGGATTGCGGGAACTGCGGCTGGTATGAATCGTTTCAAGGGCTATGCTTCAACGGGGACAGTGAGCACAGGGCAGATTTTGTGGACCCAGAGGGCAGCTGTCCGCACTGGGGAAGGGGGCCGGGATGCTGATCCTGATATTTCGCGTGGAGGCCCCAGAAGGCGCGCTGCCGGGCGTGAAGGAGGCTCTGGCAATGCTGCTGGAGCAGTGGGGCGATGTGCGCTTGGTGGAGGCTCGGGAGAGCGCGCCGGAGCAGATGCGGATTGGAGGCTGCTCATGACGGAATTTGAGAAATCTGTCTACACCGACATGAAGTCCGGGGATCGGGTGCTCCTGTGGGCGGTTAAGGCCATTGAGCTGATGGAGCTTTCCGATCTGCTGACAAAGGAGGATATACTACTCGTTCGTGATTTGGTGAGGATGGAGAAGAAGAAAAAGAAGAAGGGAGGCAAGCGAAATGAAAACATACCCCAAAATGAATGAAACGGTCAAAGACCTGCTGCGGCGCAGTAACGAGCCCATGAGCCTGTATATCCTGGCCCGGTTGGAG